CCTGCTGTAGTTCTTCGTACATTGGATGCGTCAGTCGCTGCTTGATAGCATAAAGGAAGTCTGCGGCTAGACGCTGGGTTTGGGAAACTATGAGAACTCTAAAGTTTGGGTTATTGACAATCTTCCACGTTACATAGTCGACGGTGACCGTCATAGACTTGGCGTGGTTGGGCGGAATGTTGATAAGAATGCGGTTATCTGCCAGACCCTTTTCGTACTTCATCGAAGGGTGGTGCCAGCTAGGGTCACGACCTTCAATCACATCTATCAGGTTTTGCTGATGAGGGAAAGTCTTGGACTTGAGAAACTTTTCGCGGAATCCTGCAAAGTCTAAATCTTTGGTTTGTTCTTCTATAAAGGACTGACCACGTAATCCTAGGCGTGTTCTGTCCATTCTGTCCTTAAATACAGGATCAGAGCGGCGGTAGTACTCATAGGTCTTGAGAGACTTACCAGCGGATTTGCAGGCCTGCTCTACTGTCATTCCCTGAGCCACGCACTCAATGATGAGTCGTTTGGCAATATCGGCAGATGATTCAGTTATGGCAGGCTCCTAGATTCATAGCAGGCGATGGATAGATTTCACCCGACTAAAATTGGTGCTTCGCACCAGCAAAAGCGCCCGAGCAAGCCACAGCGCAGCGAGGGGTAAGACCGTAGCCCCCTTTCGGGGGCGAAGCGAAGCGTAGCCCCAGGGTAGACTCATCCCAGCCTGTCTACAGTCTCTATATAGTATTAGGCGGGAAAAATAACTCATTTCCCGTTTTTTTCTAAAAAATCTTTTATTTGTGACTGAAGTCACTAAATACCGTAGAAAAGTACGATCTACGGAGCTCACTTTAGTCGAAATATTTAGTTGGGGTATACAGCGCGGATATCAAAAGAATTAAGCATCGGGGGGTCGGTTCGGCGAGGCGTTTAAACGCCGAAGGGTCGAGGAGCGCGGAACGGAATGGCGCGAACGAGAATGCAGACTGCAACGTCGGCACCTTCGCCCATCGCCCATCGGATTCGAACGGGTCGAAAATTAAGGTCGGCGCCGTGCCGTTTAAACACGGGCAGATTCTCAATCCTGCCGACCCGCCACGTTTAAACGGGCATAACCAGTCAGACCAAGTTATCCACAGCTCGAACACTTGTACGAATAAGTTATCCACAGAACTGCCCTAGGCTTGTGGATAACTTCGTTACCAAAACGTGACCAAAATCGGCGGTCAACTCCTGCCCGTTTCGTTTAAACTGAGGTCACTCAGTCGCCGACGGCGACACCCGACGAAAGGTAAGAGAATGACAACTCTCGAAAACACAGTGTCTGACACTGATATTTCGAAACCAAAACAGACCACGCGTTTACGCAAGGTCGAATGCGCTCGCGACGTTTATATCGTTCGCGTTTCCCGCTCCACAATCATCACCCACGGCACCCCAATCTGCCCGACCTGCAACGAGCCAATGAGTGAGGTCTTGTAATGACTACCTTCACTTACGGAATGGAGTTCGAGGTTCAAGGCGTCTCGCCTTCGACCGCTGCGAACGCGCTCAATATCGGTGGCATCGAATGCGACCGCGTTCGTGAAGACATTCACGAGGATAACCTCGACTGTTGGAAGGCGGTCGCCGACGGCTCCGTGTGCAACGGCGCCGAGGTAGTTTCACCGATTCTCGACGATTCGAGACTCAACGAGGCATCAAAAGTCACCCGTATTTTGACGAAGGCTGGCGCGTCAGTCGACCGCGCAACGGGATTCCACGTCCATATCGGATTCGACGCCTTCAATCGCACCGACCGCGACGGACTATCGAACACCGACGCGTTGGCGCAATTCGTCCTCAATTACTACGCAGCACACCACGCAATCGGTGCGCTCGTTGCACCTTCCCGCCTTCGCAATCACTTTTGCAAGGTGTTAGACCGACGCGAGGCGGAGTCCGAGGCGAATTGGATTCGCAGCGGTAACCTCTCAAGCAATTTCCAATCCCGGTATTACTCGCTCAATCTCGAAAGTCTACGCCGTCACGGAACAGTCGAGATTCGCCTTCATCAAGGAACGCTCAACGGCGTGAAGGCGATTGCGTGGGCGAAGTTCATCGCTGCAATGATTGACGCGACCAAGCGCGGAGCAGACTTTGCAGCGATTGAAGGTCTGAACGCTTGGCAGCCTCTCGACTATGGTCGCGGAGCATCAGACCTCAACGCTTGCGGTCTACTAATTGACCACCTCACCGCAGCGGGAGACCTCAAGCCCGCCACGGGTGACTGGCTCAAGGGTCGCGCTGCTCGCCTCAACGGGTAAGCGTGGCAGCCCGCCCCTAGTGGGTAGCGCGTCGGTGCAATCCCGACGGCGGGCGCTAGGTTCGCGAGATCGTGGAGCGTAAAAAGCTCCTCGTGTTTAAACGAGCCTACGGAAACGAGAGAAGGTCTTTCGATTCCGTTTAAACGATAGGGCTTCACAAAGCTCTGTGAAGGGTAGTGTTTAAACGATGACAGAACTCCCCTATGTCAACGGCTCCGCGCTCGTGCTAGTGATGATGCTGGCGTGGGCGGTCTACCAGATAACGAAAGGAGAATAAGGTGTACGACTCCAACGACGAATGTTTAAACTGTGGCGCTCATATCAGCGACCCACACACACCCGATTGTTTAAACACAATCGTGTGTGGCGACTGCTTGCAATCCGATTGCATCGGCTGCGAGTAGACGCTCACGCTTAGGCGTGTGATATGCTTCACCCATTAATCAACCCAACGACGAAAGGAACTTATTGTGTGCGGAATCGCAGGATATTGTTTAGACCCCAAGCATTACGGACGCGTGGCAACCCACGACGTCGCGGGACAGATGCTTTATGACATCGAACACCGAGGCGGAGACGCCACGGGTGCAGCGTGGATTAACCCACGCAACGGCAAGAGAGTTATCAGCAAGGCGCCAGTCAACGCTGGCACGTTCGTGCCTAACGCTGGCAGCAAGTTATGCGCTGGCGCTCCGACTGCAATCTTGCACACGCGCTTCGCGACTCAAGGCTCGAAGGAGATTGCAGGTAACAACCACCCAATCCCACGCGGTCGCATCGTGCTAACTCACAACGGACATATCAGCAACGACGCCGAGTTGTTTAAACAGCTTGGTGTTCCTCGCGTTGCACAAGTCGACAGTGAGGCAGTCGCTGCACTAATCGCCTTTAGTGAGGGTAAGCCGTGGGAGATTCTTACCGAGATTTACGGCACGGCAGCACTGGCTTGGCTATCCGCCAACGATGCCCGCACGTTGCACCTTGCCCGCGTCAATTCTTCTCCGCTATGGCTCGCACAAGCAGACACTGGCTCGCTTTTCTATGGCTCCACACGCGAGACTGTAGAGAACGCAGCCATTATGACCGACTGCGAACTCGATTGGATTTATGAGGCTAACGAAGGCGAGTATTTTCGCATCAAAGACGGACGCGTCGAGGAGTATCAGACCTTCACGCCTTCCCGCTACACGTCGAACTGGTGGAATGACCCGCAGTATTCGTACTCAATTACGCCAACGCCTAAGCAAGACAAAGAATGGGCAGACGAACTAGATTACTTCGGCTCATACAACCAACGACGCGCCCGCCAGTACGCTAACTATTATTCCAAGTACGACGGCGACTTCGACTTCTAGTCGATAACGAATCGAGAGACCCGCTTCGGCGGGTCTTTTCGTTTATACGTTAGCGGGATCACCGCCGCAGCTTTATGGTCTCGTGTTTAAACAACACAACTTGCAACAATACTCTAGCACAAGCATCGTGTTTAAACGCGATGAAGAGAAGCCGCAGCTCTGGAACTTCGTGTTTAAACATAAGAACTTTCTATCAACCTGAGACTGAGCGTGACAGCCGCAGTCGAGAGAGATTGTGTTTAAACACAAGAGAAAATCTAACAGCCAAATGTGATTGACGACAGCAAGGGAGTGTGCAATCATTGGAGAACATCACCGACGAAAGGAAACTTATGAAGTATTTAACGTGCGCTAATTGCGAATACGAAATAGATGCAGTTAATGACGTGACAAAGTTCTGCGATACTTGCCAACGTGCATACGAGATAGGAAAATTAAATGCGTAACCACGGAGAGAATCACGAGAACTGTTGGCGTGATTGCGAGAGACACCCGAACGTAGAGTGTTTCGTGTTTGATTGCACTGATAAATCAGAACCAGAATACGATTGCGAGGTGGCATATGCCTAAGTGTGGAGTTTGCAACTGGAACTTCTCGGAAAGAACACTAATGAAACACGCAGAGACTGCGTGTGGACTGGAAGAAGAGAAAGCAGAGCCAAAACCTTTTACATACTGCGACAACTGCGGATCAGGTCTCGCGTATAAACAGTGGAGATACATCGCAAGTAACGGAGTTTTCTTATGCGAGAGCTGCAGTGAATGGAGAAATAATGTTTAAACAATATGTTCTGACCATACATATCGCCGACAAATATGCAGACGAAAATACAGATGCGTTAGCGTCGGCGGTATCAAATCTAGAGTACGATGGGTTTAAGATTCTGAACTACAAGATAGAAGAGGGGGAGAAAAGTGTCGCCGACTAATTTTTACGAGGTGATGGACAAGTACGGAGACCTTTTATGGGGTGGAGAGAACGTTCACGAGGCGGTTGGTTTTTACCGCAGGTTCGAAGGAGCAAGCGTCTTCGTTTCTACCTGGAATACACAGAACGAAGATGAGTACCGTTTAATCACGGACAAGATTGAAATCACTCCAGTCTTGGCGGCAACTATTCTAAACGAGAAAGAGAGAGTGTAATGAACAGACCAGTTAAAGGTGTAGTCATAAGACCTGACTGCACATTCGAAGAACTAACCCTGAAAGAACTAACTGATTACCAAACTGCAATCGGTGGTTTTATTACGGGCGTCAAACTGTATAACTTTGACGGCAAAGAGGTAGCGTGTGGCTATGTCGATGACGAGGGAATACCTAAACGACTGCCACTTAATGCGCTCGGTAGTGCTATCTCATTCCTGTTCGGTAACACGCCATACTTAGCGGGCAACCTGCTTATCGTAGGCAAGGCAGACGCCGAAGGTTATGACACGGACGTACCTGAATACCTGCTCGAACTGGTACGCAACGTATGTGACGGATCGAAGCTGGAGTCCGATGTTTAAACAAATGGTCTATACCTTCCTCATCGCAACACTTGTTGTGACTATAGACAATAAACTGTTCGACATACAACCGCTTCCCAATAGGCACATATCGGGGACAGTTGTAGCCTTCCACGAAAACGAGTACCAGCGTCACGCTATCGAACTACTAACCCAACGTGACCAGCTTGAATCGTGGTCTTGTCTGTATACTTTATGGACTAGAGAGAGTAACTGGAATCCCAAGTCTTTGAACCGCAAGTCGGGTGCATACGGCATCGCACAATTTATGCCGAAGACTTGGAAACTGGTTGGAGTTAAGAAGACTAGTAACGGGTTTAAACAGATCGAAGCAGGGCTACTTTACATCGACCGCAAGTATGGCGGTAATATCTGTAAAGCACTAGGGAGCAATTTAGCGAGAGGCTGGTACTGAGATGAAAGATAAAGAACCTAAGAGTCCTATAAGAATAGAGTTAAAGAGGCACCTGATTAAGAAGGGGCTTACATTTAACGCTGAGGTAGAGCCTGTTTATATGCGGGCTGGTTTATTAGATGATGTGGTAGACGCCGTTCTTGAATACATAAGAGCGGGAGAGTTACCTAAAAGATTAGACTAACTGATACACTAAGTGTGAAGCACCCGCCCCTTTCGTCGAGGCTAACTTGGTCTACCAAGCGCGGGTGCTTCCTTCATTTATCGGTGGAGTAGAAGCCTGATCCTCTGAACGCAATCGGGGGAGAAGACCAGACCCTACTCATCAGTTCACCGCAGTCAGCACAGGAGGGAGTGCTGGCTTCGGCGTGTATAGAACGCTCGACAGAGAGGAGAGTCGAGCATCGTGGACACTTGTATTCGTACATCACAACTGCAATCCATAATCTAAATGTAAGAACCCTACGAGTTTAATAATCTTACGGGTATCAGAGAACTCTGTTGTAGCTGGCATACGACGCTCGCTCCACGCTGGTTCTGGCACACGAGATAGGTCGAAAGCCCAGACGCCTTGTGGTGTGGAGTTAATGTAGTAAGGCGTCATCGAACCTGCTTGGTTAATAAGTCTGCGGTATTTCATCTCTTCAATTAGTAACTCTGGATAGTGTGTATGTCTACACTTGAGTTCTATGTACAAACTTTTATCATCTGTTGTACAGTCGAAGGAGTCATAAGTACCTTCGCTCTTGGCCAAATCAGGGAAGTGTTTAAACTTGAGATAGTCAAAGAGTTCTTGTTCTTTCACAGAAGTTGAACCTGCCTTCCTAGATACTCCGTATAAACAGGTGGAATGGCCTCGACTAACTCTCCCCAAATCATCCAGTCAATTCCCATTGCTTCTCGTGCTTGCTCAATAGATTCAGCAGTCTTACCACCGCTAGGTATTTCATCTCGCATAGATCCATAAACACCAACAGGTCTGCCCTGCTTTTTATGGTCGCAAGTAGTTCCTTCGAGTACCAGATTGCTTTCAAATAAACGATGACGTCTAACCTTCAAGTCAAATGCGCTACCGCATAGCAAGATAGGTTTAAACAGTGGAGCTCCAGGGACATTCTCTATGATGTACGGCTTACCACTAGCCTTGAGTAAGGCTCTTGTTGGTTCAATCAAATCTAATTTATCTGTCTGTTTACCCTGTGCTATGCGTAGATTTCTGGTTATCGAGTGCGTCTGACAAGGCGGTGACGCGTGAATCAAATCGTACTCAGCCAAGTCTGATGGTTGTAACTCCATCACGTTTAAACGTAAATACTTAAATGGATACCGCTTGCCGTGTTTAATGTCTACGCCAGTAACTTCAAAGCCAGCACGATGGTAACCCATCGATGCACCACCTGCGCCACAGAACAAGTCTAGAACTTTCATTGCCAAGGCGACTCCCCGCCTAAATTATTCTGTAGCCTACGAAGTGCGCCAGTAGACCTACGATCTGCGGTCGATACTGAACACTCAAGATAGTTTGCCAACTCTTGAAGCGTGAGGTTCTCGTGGTATCTCTTGATGAGAATGTCTTTATCTTTGATATCTAGTTTTAAATAAGCCTTCTTAATATCTATCAGGATAGCCAGAAGGTTTCCGCCCTCTGCTGGAGCTGCTTGTTTACGCGGTTGCCCGTCGTTGATGAGGTTCTGTGCTGCTTCTAATACTGTGTCATCAATGATGGAGGAGATAACGTGTGGCAGAAGTTGTCCTATGACCACAGTATCGTAGAAGGATTCATCGCCTACCTTGTAGCCAGACTTGGTTGCCTTTTCTTTACGGGCATAGCGTTCAGCGTGACGTTTCATCTGCCACGCGATACGCTTCTCGTTGATGACTCGTTGAATTGAATTTTCTTCTGAAAGCAATTCGTTGAAGTGTTCTATTCGTGCGTAATACCAAGACCAACACTCTTGTATTACATCTTCGCGTTCAACAAAAACGCGGTATCTATTGCAGATTATCTTCGCTACGCTGAATACAATATCGCCAGCAGAAGGGTGAGTCTCAGTCATTCGGTAGTTCAGGCCACTTCTTATCCAGCACCATAATTGCAATGGCGGAATAGTTCATCAAATCTACAAAGGAATCTCTTAAGGATTCGTTGGAGGGGTTGGTGTTGCTATCAAGGAGATTATTGATTCGAGCAATCTTGTCCCACATCCGCACTCGGAGTCCATTGAGTGCGCCACCTGGACTATGAGCGATGTTCTTCGGACCGTAATCGTGATGTTTTCTAAGCAAGAGCGATCCAGCGGTGTCATAGATTCTCCAGACATCTTCAACGAACTGTCCATTTACTTTCTTACTGGCATCGGCTGACAGGTAATAGTCCCAGCCTTGTAATCTATCGCTATTATTATCATCCCCATATCCATCAATAATCTGGCTGCCTCTTGGAGATCCTTTTTCTTGCTCACTCACTTCACTCCTCCTACTAGGTTGGCTGTTGCGTCTTTACCATTGGCTAAGTAATAGTCCGTTATGTCCATACCTGGTGGTAATTGTACGATTTGTGAGTTTAAAACCTCGCCAGCAACACGCCGAGAAAACTCCATACCAGGATTAGAACCATCTTCTTTCAAATCATTATCACCGAGTACATAAATTGTGTCAAAGCCAGAGAATAACTTGGCGTAATACGGCTTCCAAGCAGCTACTCCTGGCACCCCTACTGCTGGCACACCAACAAGTGCGTCCATAACAATTGCATCAAACTCGCCCTCACAAACAACAATCGATTTCGTAGCGGACATCGTTGCAGTTACGTTGTATAGGTGACTCTTCTGACCGATGGGAGCACCATACTTGGGCTTGCCGTCATCAAGTCTACGGAACTTAACTCCAGCACATAGACCAAGGGCAGTCATATAAGGAATTGATATCCAACCCTCATACATCTGATGACCTTCAATCGGTTCTGTCACAGTACCAAGTTGGTACCGAGCAGCAACTTCCTCAGATATCCCACGTCCTGCGAGGTAGCCTAGCGCCCTGTCGCTTATTGAGTCCGCGTACTGGACTACCGCTTTTAGCAGTGATTTCGTTTGCTCTATCGATTGCATCTTTGAACCCCAAGTTCTCCAATTCCATAATTACATTAACGGCATTACCACCTTTACCGCAGGTGTGGCAGTAGTACAGGTTATTGTAGGTATCAATGACTGCTGATCTTCGACTGTCATCGTGCATACAACACCGCACCGATATATTAAAACCCTCTTTTACTTCCCCTCCGAAGTGTCGTACCACATCTGCTATGGGGATTGTGTTTGCATCGGAGTTGCCTTTTGACCTCTTCGTACGAACCACCCTGGTCCAGTCTTGTGCTGGCATCCGCAATCTCCTTCGCAGTTTTCGTGAAACTCCTTAGCCATATCAGTTTTACCAATAGTGTTGTGGTGACCTGCCCACGCACATTTGCTACAAATCATCTGGCTCTCGCTCTTCTTCCTTTTCTTCCACTTCAGTTGGTTCTTCTGGTAGTTGAACATCTTGCGGTTCACCTTTCCAGATATCACTAGTGGTTATATGTCCTTGTGGTATTGGCATTACTTGCTCCTATCTACTAACCATTGGTCTAGGTCTTGGATTACCCAAGCCTTATCTACTCCGTGTTGTCTACGTTTGACTACAACGAAGGCTGGCGGAGCGACGGGTAGTCCGCGAGCCTTCGCGTAGTTGGCTGCCTCAGTCTGGGCTTCCGCCCAGAACTGTGGAAGACTAAGTGACTTACGATTCTTACATTCAAGAATGTATGTCTGACCTGCGATTATGGTAACGATATCGCCTTCGTCGTTGGCGCCTGCTTTAGCGAGACGCTCGGCAAAGTGTCCAAGTTTGCGTAAGTATTTCATTACGTCCGTCTCGAACTTAGAACCTTTTGTTTTGTTATAGGAACTCATACAACCCTCGTGTAATTAGAGTGCAGAACTGCCCTACCAAAAGCATCAGCATCGTTGATCTGACAGGTAGCAAAGTTCACAAATAAACTTGCGAAGTCTTGTCCATCCGCCTGATGTTTACCAAAACGATTTTTAACTGCCGCGACCCGTAAATTATTAGTTAACGGATCAAAGCCAAGAGTAAGTATCAGACTAGGAAGCTGACTCACCTTTCCGTGAATTGAACGACGATGAGGTGGATAAGTTCCCGGGCCGTACTCGCTCTGTTCTGAAACGTGGTGCAATACCAAGACACAAGCCTCGGTCTTACGAGCCATATCGTGCAGGTCCATCATTATCTGTCGGAGTCCTGCCCATTCATTTTCAGATTCAGCGACGACATTCATCAGGTTGTCTATGACGATAAGTTCTGGTGCTATTCCATAGAGTTCTATGTAAGCCTTAATCTCATCTTCGATATCGTCAAGGTTAGGTGACGAGTCGAACACCCATTGAATGTGGGATATATCTTCTAGGTTTGAAGAGTACGTATTTGCATTATATGCAATTTGGTTCTCTACTGTTTGCTGGGCGTGACCTGACACGTGGGCTGTAGCACGGAGCATTACCGTCGCTACATCAGTATCTGCTGAGAAGAACAACGTTGGGACTTTAGATTTAATAGCGTAAACGAGAGCGAACATAGACTTTCCAGCGTTAGGTGCAGCGGCAACCATACACACTTGACCTCGCCGAAACTTTATGTCCTTCTTTTCTAGGTCTTTCCACACAGTCGGAAGTGGCTGCGCCATACTATGGGCAGTCTTCCAAGCACGGTCTAACCTAAGCACTTTCCTCCCGTCGTACTATTATATTTTTACGTCTTCTTAGTTGTTTTCTGTCCCACTCTGTAAGGCCACCCCAGATTCCGAAACGCTCGTTATGGATACCCCATTCTGCACACTCAGTTTTATGGACACACTGGTTACATATACTTCTAGCGTATACGGTTTCTTGTGCAGTTCCGACTCCTGCTTCAGGGAACCAGAAGTCACCGCCTGATTGAGCGCAGAGAGGATCCTCGAATTCACGAGGCTCTCGCATTGGGTCATCGAACCCAAATAGTCTGACACTTATCTGGAGCACCCTTGGCAGAGTTACACATATAACCCTTCCAAGCTTTGCCCTGTGCATTAACACCTTCGCGATAAACCATTGGTCCGTGCTTACATACATTTGCGGACGGTTGTACAGGCAAAGAAGTTACATTGTTAGGTGTAGAACTTTGAACGGGCGCAGGAGATCCAGCGCCTCGAAATGTATCCGAAGTTGAAATAATCAACGCAGATACCATTGCTAGGTCTGTAAGACCTGTTTCCAACTCACGCACATCTGTAGCGTAGAGATTGACAAGCGTTCCATCAGGCAACTTATAGTTCACTTGGAACTTTGTTGACTCTGGTGCAGCCATTTACTTACCTCCAGTTTTCTTAACGGAAAGCCTTGTGCTTTCCTTGCCTTGCTTAGTCGGCACGAAGCCAAGTGCTTTCTCCACCGCTTCTTTGTCGACCGCGTTACTTTGGACAGTAGACCATTTGATCTCATATCCCGTTGACGTAACTCCAGTTACTCCAAGGAGCGTATCGCGTACCGCTTCCTTTTTCTTTTCTAACATTTTAATCATTTCATCTAATTGTGCGTACTCAAATACGTTTAATGATTTTTCATCATCGTCAATCATTGGCAGAGTGTTATCTGCCGTAAGTCCTTTTTTTAGACCAACGCATCCCATCTCACCAGAGGCATCGTAGTATTTGCAATAAAACTTACAATAACTCTCGTCCCTTTCAGGAGCGGGAGCCGAGTCCGATGTCTTAATTGCAGATAACCAATTCAACGCCTCTAGTGCGATGGCCTCGTCATATGGTTCCGAATGAATCACGATATCTCGTTCATCACCGTCACGAGGAATGGCTACAAGATTAACGTTCTGGACCTTCCCCAAGCCAGACTTGGTAATCAAATAACCATAGACCTGTACCTGCCAGCGTTGTTGTTGCGATGGGAAATAGTTAAGGTTCTTATTCTTAACTGTCTTCCAGTCAATTACATCCCCTGTCCCAGGAATGAAACAATCGACGTGTGCTTTCATATCGCCATATTCGACGGTCTGTTCTAGCAACACATCCTTGTTATCAACAAGCGCGGCTTCTATTGCAGTATGTATGGCAGTTCCCATAATAGCTGCGAGTTTTAACTCGTTGTCATTGGTTTCAGGCTGATTGTTCAACCTGTACCAAACCTTACGTCGACAGCCACCGAGTTCTGATGGACCTATCTGAACTTGCGTGGACCGACCACGCTTGTTCTCTTTCTCGTGAAGAGCCTTAACAAGTAGTTCTTTTATATCCATCCGTTGCCCTGCCATCTAGTAAAGGTTATGTTGAAGAATAGCAAATTGATTTGCAAAACTCTAGCCAGCATTCTTACTGGTTGGTAATCAAATATCTTGTAGTAGTCAAGGCCGATAGCCCAGTTATCTAGGTGGTGTGCATTGATATGCAACGTCCACACTTTCCAATCTTTTCTCACGTTATCTCCCGTCTTTGAGTAACCAATTGAATAGGAGGGCAGGTGTTTATGTCAAGCATCGATGCAATCTGAACTGCACGTTCGGCGTGTCCATCTACATTACCTATCGTGATACGACCCACGCGATCATAAAGATAACCAAGAGCAAACTGCCCACCACTACCAAGTCCATAAATAGCGGAGTCCGATTGGATGAACGAGAGGTCTGTCGCAATATGGAAGAGGTTGCCATCAAACGAAACAAGGTAGTCGAACCCTGCGTCTTTTTCTTTTGTCGCTTCATAAGGGTCATATCCGTTCTCTTTAAACGCCGTGAGTATCGATGGCAGAACCTTCTTACCCATCCACTGGACAGGATCTGCACCTTTATATGATGGCGGAGTCCAGTTATAGGCAAGGATGTCACCAGGACGTGAGTCACCAGTGATACCTAGCAGGTACTTACCGATGTTAATTATTTTCGGGGTTGTACTACTAACAGTCCTAAGATTATCTTCGGTTATCTGGCTATCAGCAGCCAATACAACTCGGTCTTTGAGTTGGATTCCTACCAGAGTCGTCATAACAGGCTAGTGTAGACCTTCGGCGTGTCGTCGCGATAGCGACACACCTGCTCATTACAATATGAGCGAAGCGAATTACTAACAGGGGCCGCTTATCGGCGGCCCAGTAGATACCATACTGTGCGGTTCCGTCTACCAAGGCTGCGTAAAAATAGCCTACCACCGATACAGGCTTCTGACCTGCGGTCCATAGGACCGACCCATCAATGCGTCTGTGGCTGTACAGTTTTTAATACATATGTTCAATTCGAAGACTATGAAATCTGCTGGTATGCCCTTGATGTTCAGTGCGCTAGTTGCGGAAACCTTCTCAAAGCTCCTTGTCCTATAGACAAAGAGAGCGAAATTTAGCACCAAATTTAGGCAACAAAAAAGAGGCCCCAGGATTTCTCCCAGGGCCTTTCCTCGCAGCGTTCTCTAGAAACTACTTCTTACTTCCGCGACCAAATTCTGTGGCCTTTGGATCTAGCCACTTCAATACTGGTCCGAGGAATCCAGCTAGTGCTGCTGTTCCAAGTTTCTTTGGATCAGTCTCACCTGCTAGATACAGTGCTACCGCAGCAGATGCTGCAGCGCGGAACCAGGTTGCCGCCATTGCTTTGAACTTCTTGTCCATTAGTTCTCCTTTGGACTTGGGGTATCTTTCTTCTTCGGTTTCTTCTGCACCTTGGCGTAAGCCAAAAGAGCAGCATCAACCGTATTCCATTTCGGTTTATTGAGCCAAGGAAACCAAGGACTGGTGTCCTTAGCGCATTCAGCCTTGATGGAAATATGCAGATGTTTGACGTGTTTATTCTGGCCTGTATAAACGCGGTCACCGCGCTGGCTAGACCAGATACGTCCACTGAAAATTAGATATGAGACTCGCTTATCAGCCTTGAGTTTCTCATAGATGTCACCACAGTCAATCCCGTTATGCGGATCGTGGGTTAGGTCTACTGCCAACCCTGTGTTGTGGTCAGAGTTAGGGTTTTGGGCTATGTGAGCCTTGCTTGGTAGGAGTCCATCGGATGCCTTCTTCCGCTTTGGTACAAGCGCAGTTGCCTGCCGTAGAACGGCAATAGCAGCAGGTGTTGCACGTTTTGCAACAGGTTTCACAGGTCATCTCCTCAATGCTTCTTTGACTAACTCGGTGAGTAAATCTACTTTTTCTTCCAGAGCGTTTACTTTGTCCTTCATAGAACTACCGCCATTAGGTTTGAGTTCATACAAGAAGGACTTGACGAGCCAACGTAGACCCATCACTAAGGTTGAGGCTATTCCAAGTATGGTGGCAACAAGCATTGCCCAGTCTGCTAGTGTCATTTATACGCTCCGAATGGTGACGACTAAGGTTCCGCCGAAGCCTGAGAACCTCTTGTCTTGTGGTGTGCGGTTGATAAAGTCCATCTCTTCTATCAGGCCAATATAGGATTCTCCTGTTCGGAAGTCCTCTATTCGGATGGTATCGCCTGCGTTTTCTACTGCTTCAAGTTGTTGCATTCTTCCCCACGCAGAACCTTCAAAGCCAACGGGTACTCCAAACTTATCTGCTTCTCTGTCGTAGCAGAACAGTGGGTATTGGATAAGGCGTTGACGCGGTACTGCTGGTAGAGACTTGAGTTGGTATCCAGTAAACAATGGACCCTTGGTGTTATCAGTTGTTGATCGAGTCATTGTGAACTTGAACCCTAGATATTCCTGTGGTCCAACTGGATATGGAATACCAATTTCAGAGATAGTTGATTGTTGCGAGAATGAGCCAATCGGATACTCGGTGTAGTCATAACCAATAGATGCGATGTCTAAGCCACCATTGGTCGTATCAATACGTGGAGTAAGTAACTTGAATATCTTTCCTTCAAGTGTGTTGTAACGGACAAAGCCAGTACGTAGTTCGCCTTGATATACCAAGCGAGTAGCAGACTCAATATAGACAGAGCCATTACTGGATGTGTAGTTAGTTGTAAAAGCAATACGCTCTGTGCCATCAATGAATGCACAGGCAGTAGTCCTGCGACCAGTAATACGGCTACCAGCCGACTCTGGGAAGTAGTAGGTATCCCAGGCATAAGGGAAAATCAATGGTGCAGTCTGTGTACCAAGGTCAATGCGTGTAGTTCCTGGAGCGCCATCTACATTGGTAGTAGCCCAGACATAACGACCACGAGCTGCAAAGTCATAGACTGGTTGCTCTGATTCAAACAGTAGCGGGCCATAGGCTAGAGATCCGTCATCAGATACTGCAGCCACTCGAACTCCAAGGCTGGTACCAATCAACATATAGCCAAGGTAGTAATAAATACGGAAGATAAGTTCTCCGCTAGGCATTTCAGCAGCAGTGATAGCACTGGTCAAGGTAGGCATTGTTCCATTAGAAGCCAAAGTAAACTTTTGGATATTGGATTGGCTACCTGAATAACCAGTCACATAGATAGCAGCACCGCTTGATGTGATGCTGGTATAGGTGAAATCATTGACTGGATGGGTATAGACAGCAGTAGGTAAAGCAGATGCTGTTGTTGAAATCTCATAGACTGCATTATTGATACAGGCAACAATACGTTCTTTTGTAAAATCCATTACTGCGTTAGTTACCACGACTGATGATGTCTTCCACATCAAGGTTGCTGCAGTATTCTCATCGTCAGTAAGTAACTTCTTATACATCGCAGTCTTATCGACGCCAGAGTCATCAATCAAAGCTAGCCAGTAGGCATAGACTCCATCATCGCAGTAAGCGTAGACCTTATATGCGCCGACGCTGGCATAGTTTACAAAGTGTGTGACTGAACTTGATACGCTACCTGTGGCAGCCTGAGAAGCCACGTTGGATGCAGTCTTGGCATAGGTAAAGGTGGTCGTGCTAGGAACCGAAGCAATCGTGTAGGTACCATTAAAGGTAGCATCCACACCGGTAACAACAATCTCCATACCAATGGATAACCCGTGAGCAGCGCTAGTGGTCAATGTAGCCACATTGCTGGTCAAGGCCTTATTGCTGACAGTTGCGGTAATCGTTGGATAGATTTTATCAATGTCATATCCGTCAAGCATTAGGCAACCGTCGTATGTATTACCACTCTTGGTGTATTTAATAGAACGTAGAAACTGCCCTGGTCTACCAGTACCGTTGATGGCAGTGGTAGTAACGTGAGTTGGGTCAACGTCTAGAATCAAGCTAACTTGACCTTTAGTCCAGACATCACAGCCTTTGGATTCGGTGTACTGAAAGCGTAAACCTTCATCCTGAGCAGGCTCAAAGTACTTGATGCCTTGGCCTAGATGGAATGATGACTGACTACGGAACCACCAACCAGTCAGCGACTGTTCACCAGCCTCACGGGTCTGGTCATACTGTTGCTTACGGTACTGAGCCGTGACACGACGATAGGGTGAATCATCGCTGGCTGCCAAAAAGAATGGCAAGCCATTGATTGCTATATCGTAAGCAACGCCTGTGGCTTGATAGTTAGTCGAGCCAGCAGGGTTAGACAGGTTATACGGAATTGGATCCGTAATATCAGAACCGTAGGACAACAGTTACTCCTTTATCTAAAAAAAAAATGAGCAGTTTTGAGACATACTCAGGTCTGTACTACTAATGCTTTAGCGTGCTACTTCGTCCCACTTCTGGTCTGCTTCATTCCAGTTGTATAACTTGCCATCAGTAGGCATAGCCACTGGTGCTTCCCAGATATATGTCTCTTCATTCTTTGACCACGATGGGAATGGTTGTGGGGCATAAAACCCTATGCCGTCCCAATGGAATCCAATGCCTGCATAGTTCTTATGCAGTGGTCGTCCTTCTGGATGTTGATTTCCGTGTGTATTATAGGAAGTTTGAACCCAAGTTCCGCCAAGATTGTTCTCACACCATTCTTTGGTATCAGCAACAATGACACGGAGTACTGTGTTGTCACTTCCGATTTCTGCAAAATGTGCCATTAGTTTTCCTTATCTTTCCCGTTGAATAATGGAATAGAATCTTTCAATACAACCTTACGAGAGGTCACATAACCGCCTTGGTTATCCAATCTGTTCCTTGCTTCTTTCTCATCTTCAGCAAGGATCTGCACAACCATTACTACTTCGTAGGTATAGGCGTGAGTAGCAAGTGTTCCAGTATCTTTATCTTTTGACATAGTGGCCCTTTCTAGGCTGCGTATCTAACGATAACGATACCAGAGCCGCCATTGCCGCCACCAAAAGCGTTACCACCACCACCGCCACCACCGCCAGTATTGGCAGTACCATTAGTTGCTGCAACATTTACGCCACCTGGTTTACCGTAGCCATTACCGCCACCGCCAGAACCACCTACACCGCTTGCAGCAGTTGAACCATTTGATGCGGCACCACCGCCACCACCACCAGCATAAAATACAGCAGAGCCAGTAATTGAATTACTTGTTCCTGCTCCACCATTACCGCCAGCATCGCCGTTGGAATTTGCACCGACAGCAGAAGAACCACCACCTCCGCCACCTGCTCCTGGAGAACCGCCACCATTACCACCAGCATAACCTTCTACTGGGGTGTAACCACCTTCGTTACCTGCTGCTCCATTATTGCTTTGATTACCACCGCCGCCTGAACCACCAGTTCCAGGAGTAAATCCAAATCCTGGACCAAATCCACCACCAGTAGATGTTCTAGTTGTAAATCCAGAACCAGAAATTTCTGAGTTAGAACCTTTAGTTCCATTATTTTCACCAGTTCCAGCACCGCCAGTACCACCGCTACCAACTGTAATTGTATAAGCAGTTCCGTTGCTAAAAGAAGTTGATGTGAAATAACGATAACCTCCAGCACCGCCACCGCCAGTACCTCCACCACCAACAGGACGACCTCCACCTCCACCTCCACCAGCGACTACAAGATAGTCGCAGGTAATGTTTGCAGTAGGTGTAAATGTTCCTGATGAAGTAAATGTGTGAATCCAGTTTGTTCCATCAAATGTAATTGTTCCACCAGTTGCTTTAGGGTCATTACGAACTGCAAATGTTCCTGATGAATTGAATGTATGGATTGTGTAAGAACCTGAAGTTGTCTTAGTTCCACCACCTGTGTAATAACCAAATGGAACAGAAGCAGTTGTATAACGACAGATAACTACGCCTGAGCCGCCTGCGGCTGGAGTTCCACTATAAGTATCAACAGAACCACCACCGCCGCCTCCGCCTGTATTAGCAGTGCCTGCTACAGCATTTAGACCAGATGATGTAGATGGGCTGTGATAACCACCTGCTCCACCGCCACCAGTACCTCCTGTACCAGCAGTGCTAGAGCCAAGAGCGCCACCAGCGCCACCTCCACCTCCGCCATAAGTAACAGAAGATCCAGTAATAGAAACTGCTACACCATTTCCTCCGTTACCACCTTGACCAGATGTTCCGTTAGAACCAGCGGCATTTGCTCCACCACCGCCACCGCCAGCATTACTATTTGCTGTTCCATTACCACCTGCATAACCTTGATTAGCGGTTCCTGCTTTCCCGTTATACGCAGTACCGCCACCTCCACCAGAACCACCAGTAGATGCGTTATCGCTATTTGCTAAACCACCACCACCGCCACCTGTTGAGGTGATGGTTGAAAAAACACTATTACTTCCACTTGTACCAGCCGCAGAATTATTTGTTCCAGCAGCACCACCTGCTCCAACAGTTACAGTAAAAGAAGTATTGAAAGCACAAGTCAAAGCAGTTTCTAAAGTTCCTCCACCACCAGTCGCGGTTACAGTTGAGCGAACACCACCCGCTCCACCACCACCACCGCTACGAGTATTGGTAACGTTGTTACCACCACCTCCGCCACCGCCTCCAGCAACAACAAGATAATCAACAGAAATACCTGATTTAGAGTTAGAAATTGCGGATGACCAAATACCAAGAATAGGTGCCATTATGCGATGTCTCCTACTACATACCAAGAATCTGTTCCGACTTTGATTGCTGATGCAGATGAATACTGAACTCGAAGTTTAGGTGCAGTTGATGTAGCTCCATTAGATGCGATAGTTACGCCAGAACCTTGAGCAAAAGAAACCTGACCAGCACCAATTTGGATGATGTTCAACTGTGCTCCAATGGGATATGCGACGCTGCTATTAGGCGGAATTGTATATGTTTGAGCAGATGCGTTAGATGCAGTAACCAAAGTGTTATTGCTATCTGTCAAAACAAATGTATATGTTGTACCTGTCTGGGCATTGAGAGTCAGTGCCGTTGACGGGCTTACTGAACCACCGATAATTCCTACGCTCATTAGTTACCATCCGATCCGAACGCTGAGAATGAAGTGTTGCCAGTCGTTGAATAGACTGTGATGACATCTGTGTTAGCCAATGTGATACCACCTTGGAGGCTAAATACCGCTCCTGCTGCTAGTGGTACGCCGTAGGCGATGTAGTGCTGGTTAGCCAGGGTTGCGCCTGCTGGTCTAACTGCAATGCGGATGGTGTCTTGAGTACCACCGATATTGGACGCATTGAGTGTAGAGACAATCGTTGCACTGGATGCAGTAAGCAAGGTTGTTGCTGTTGCTGCAGTCGGTGCGCTCTGCGCTAGTACTTTATATGTTGGCATTAGGCAATGTCTCCAATCAAGGTCCAAGTATCTGTTGCTGTCTTGAGAAGGCTTGCTGCAGACCATTGAGCGCGGGTCTTAGTTCCAGTTCCATTGATGGTGACACCTGCTGCTGCTACCACAGTTACCTGCCCAGCGCCAATTTGTTGTAGGTTGATGATTGCGCCAGTGGCGTATGCGACAGATGAATTAGCAGGCACAGTTACTGTTATGGCTGAAGCATTATCTAAAGTAACCAACTTGCCATTGTCTGCTAGGACGAAGGTGTATGTAGTTCCAGTTTGGGCATTCAAAGTCAAGTTCTGCTTCGCATCATTGATTGTTGGACTGGTCAAAGTCTTATTGGTGAGCGTATCTGTTGTCGCTCTACCTACCAAGGTATCTGTAGCTGCAGGCAACGTTAGCGTAGTTGTTCCTGCTACTGCTGTTGCTTGGACTGTGGTTGAACCAGAGGTAGAACCAGCAAAGCCCATACTTGCCACAGGCGAGATAGCCAACTTGAATGCGTTGAGATCATCGCTAGTTAGAACGTGCTGGACTGTTGCGCCTGCTGAGTGTTGCACACCAGATGTTCCAGCTCGTGCTCGAACGATAGTGAATGTGTCACCAGATGTTGCAGTGATAAATACGATTTCTTCGTTTGTGGTATCAGGGTCAATAGCAACGGTGAACTGGTCTACGTTACCTGCTGCTAATGTGACTCCACCTAGTAGGGCAGAGCCAGTTCCTGTAGCCACAGTCATTGTTGTTGCAGACGAACTTATCGTCGATGCAAGCGTTGTCTCAACGCTGATTGATGAGTACTGTCTTGTCACGGGCCTTCCTTATCGGGTTAGATGGAGTCTGATTGGGAACTGATCAGAAAGTTTGAGTGCCTCTTCTTGTAGGCGTTGCTGGAATAGAGCAAAGACATACTTGCTCATAGCAGAACCAGCAGATGATGGAATCTTTGTATCGTTCAAATCTGCTTCAGCGCTGGATAGATTGATACGACCAGCATCAAGGAATGAGAGCAGACGGTATGAAGCGCCATAGACGATAACATCTTGGCAGGAATCTGGAAGTCCTGTGACATCCACAAAGTCATCTGTGGTGTTATCCATCGTATCTGGAACCATTGTGTACCAGACCTTGATAGTTCTACCAGGCTGAATGTTCTCGTAGATATTGACAGTCTTCTGGGTATTGAATGTAGCCACGTTTGCTAGTGGGTCAAATCTCCAACGCTTGATAGGCAACCACTCAAGGCTTGGACCTGTTGTCTGCCACGACATATAGAGAACTTCACGAGCATCATCAGGTAAAGCGTAGGTAACCTGAGATGAATTGAATGTAAAAGTAGTTGACGATACTGCAAAGAGTTTTGGATACAGGCTTCGGATTGTGTCGTTGATAGCCTTTTGAATTGATACTCGTGGGAATGTCGGAGCTAGAGTTACTTGAGCGTATCTAGCGTGTGGCGATGGTGTCGTTCCTTGAAAACCGCGACCAATGGGATTGGTTGGAGCACCCATCACATTGAGCGTATTGGTTGTCTTATTGAAGGAATCAACCCAGATGAGTTCATTGTCAATCTCAATCAGACCTTTAGCCAAGTTATCTGATGAGCCGACAAGAATCTCAAGACTTGTAGTCGTGAGGCCAGCGGGATTATTTACATAGGTAATGCGATCTTGGCGGAGTGAGTAACCTTGTAGGTTAGTCTTCACCTCGTCAATTAGTTGCTCCAGTGTTGGCATTGTTTCCTTCCGTGTACCAGCCGTCACCCCACAGGGTCATTAGCCTGTTGAAGTATTTCTCGTATTGCTTCGCAATGACATCCACAGAGTAGAGCGATATTGCCCGCTCTCTGATTGCCTTACGATCTAGATTCTTGACGTTTTGTGTAGCCAAGATAAACTCTTCTACGCTACGGCATCTAAAGCCTGTAACGCCTTCTACGACAGTTTCTGTAAATGCTCCCCAGTCTGTCGTAATGACTGGAGTTCCGCAGGCTTGTGACTCAATGTTCACATTGCCAAAAGGTTCTAGGTATAACGTTGGGACAAATGTTGCTATTGCGTTACCCATAAGTTCAGCACGTTCTTCTGGTCCAACTGCTCCGACATATTCGCCATACTGTGGGATATGTGTACCAGGACCTGCCATAATCAGTTTCTTACCGATTACTTTGCAGATATGCGCTGCAATATCCACACCCTTGCGTGGAACCATTCGACCGATGTAAAGGTAATAGTCGCCTTTGCCTTCACCTAGCGGGAACATATCTGGATCTAAGTAACCAGGAATCACCGCATCAAAGAACATTCCATCTACTTGAGCGGCGTTCTTGAACTGTGCATAGATTGCGTGCATCCACGCGTAAGACTCAAAGACTTTGTAATCAGAAAAGATACCTGAGTATCCAACTCCGAACTCCACGCTGATGTGAGACTTGTACGCATCTGCGATTGGCTTATGACTTGCACCAGCAATCAAGCAGATAAAGTCTTGTGGTTCTAGTCTCTTTCGTAACGCCTTGATAGCATTGCCATTGAACTTCTGCCAGTGTGGAAGTTTGTAGTCAAACGGCGCTTCAACATAGGGTTTGTTACCTACTGCCAAGCGACGCTGAGTCTCTGTGATGCAGGGGATTAGTTCATCTACATTGGCCTCGTTATCTTGACCAGCGTAGAGATAGACTGTGTGTCCCAGTCCCTTCATCATATTACAGAACCTGCGTACCTTTTCAGTGTACGCACAGTTAGCAAAATCTTTAGTTGTGTTAGTATGTGGTAGGCTTACGACGTGGAATCTCATACCACAATTCTAGCGGAAACCTTTGAAATCCTGTGTGGAGTGTCCCCGCAAGTCGCTATATCCATCTGACTGAATCACGATATTTGGATGGCAGACATAAGCATTGGTTTTGTCTGATACTAGGCGGTATGCCACATCTATCCAGAGATCAAAGTCCTTGGCTACTTGGATGAAGTACTCCACTTTGCTTGGCTTGATGCAATAGGCGTGGGTACCTGTGGTTTCTACCTGCCTTACCCAATAGTCATTGACTGGCTTTGTCTGGTTCTTGATAGCTCCAAGATAGAAGATGTCCCAGTCTTGCGGCAGTTTAGCCATATGGGTATCTAACTTAGTGCTAAATTCATCATCAAATATCGCATCATCTTCGCAGATAAGAACCATCTCATCTGGCTTGATGGATTCCAAGACCTGAATGTGGCTTAGTCTTCCTGCCACGATTGGGTCAATACCTTCGGCCTTACCATCGATTGCCTTGTGAACTTCATACTCAAAGCCAATTCTCTTGGCTTCAGCATCAAACTGTTCTAAGCGGTCTTTCCTGCGTTCAAGATTGATGACAATGATTCTGTCAAAATACTTCACATTCCGCCTAGCATTAGGATGTCTGGTAGAGCAGTAGCGTTAGATCCGCTAGGACCTGTTGGTCCAGTTGCACCAGTCGGACCTGTAGCACCTACTGGTCCTGTGGCTCCAGTGGCTCCTGCAGGACCTGTGGCTCCTGTTGCTCCCACAGGGCCTGTAGCGCCTTGCGGTCCAGTTGCTCCCGTAGCACCAACGTCTCCTTGAGGACCAGTCGCTCCAACTGGTCCAGTAGCCCCGACGGGGCCAGTAGCGCCAATAGCGCCAGCGGGACCAGTAGCCCCAGTAGGTCCAATGTCACCTGTTACTCCTTGTGGTCCTGTTGCTCCGACTGGTCCTGTCGCTCCTGCTGGACCCGTAGGTCCTGTAGCACCAACATCACCTTGTGGGCCTTGAGGCCCTGTAGCGCCCGTAGCGCCCACAGCACCTGTTGGTCCGACATCTCCAGTCACTCCTTGTGGTCCAGTGGCTCCTACGGGGCCTGTAGCCCCTGTAGGGCCTACGTCGCCCTGAATACCTTGCGGTCCTGTGGCACCTGTTGCACCAGTATCGCCTGTAACGCCCTGTGGACCTGTGGCTCCTACTGGTCCAGTAGCACCAGTTGGACCTACATCACCAGTTGCACCAGTGTCACCAGTGACACCTTGTGGGCCAGTCGCACCGACTGGACCTGTTGCACCTGCAGGACCTGTTGCACCTGTTGGTCCTTCAATACCCTGCGGTCCTGTTGCACCTACGGGGCCAGTTGCACCGACAGGTCCTGTAGGACCAGTAACACCTATTTCGCCTTGTGGACCAGTTGGTCCAGTCGGACCCGTTGCTCCTGTATTACCTGTAGGTCCTGTTGAACCTGTAACTCCCTGTGGACCCGTAACGCCTGTGGGTCCTGTACTTCCTGTCGGTCCTGTCGCACCAGTAGAACCCGTAGGGCCTGTGGCACCAACTGGACCAGTCGCTCCTGTAACACCTGTCGCTCCTGTCGGTCCTGTTGCGCCTGTTGCGCCAGTAGAACCAGTGGCACCTGTTGGGCCTGTGGCTCCTGTTGGTCCTGTCGGACCTGTTGGACCTGTTACTCCTTGACCGCCTTGCGGTCCCTGATCTTGTGAAAACTCTACCGCGACTTGTGGAGTAATGGACTCAATGACGATAATTGTTTCACTCACGTAGTCACCGCTCCTGTCACGACAAACTTACCTTCAAGAATGCGGGTCACTGTCCCGCCTGAGTTTAGAACTAAATCATATGAATAACGGCTTGCTGAAATATCTGCTGTAACGGATGCTGGAATGGTTACTGTAATTCTTCCATTGAGAGCATCAAAGACCATACGACCATTGGCAGTAGAGGCAACGACTGTAGTTGTAGATGCGCCAACGAATGGGCGTACAGTCATCGTTCCTGTATACCCTGTTAGATTCCAGGGTGTAGCAGTTCCAGCGATGTTGTTCTGAACTTGGAACTGAAAATTGAATGTGGTTGCTTGGTCGCAGATAAGATTATATTTCGCGCTCAAGATGAGATCTTTCTGAGAGCAGCCGCTGCAGCCAAGCCAGAAGTGCCAGCGAGCAAGTTACATACGCCGCTAAAATCGAGGTGAAGATCAGCAGAACCCGAACGCCCCGCGATGTCATTGAGTACTCCTACTGTGTCTGTATGGTTGCTAGTAACGCCTCTAGCAGCAGCCCACTGACGAGCAGCGAGAGCTTGGTCAACCATTTCTGGATTGAGACGATAAGTGCCACCATTAGCAAGGCGGTTCAGTTCTTGATTGAGCGTTGTTCCATCTACACCTAGTGCCACTTATCTCTCCTTACTTCTTTTTCTTTGCTACTGCTGCGTTATCTACCAAGTTTGGATATGGACGACCAGCAGCCTTAGCACGCTTCTTAGCGGCAGTTTTCTGCGCTGGTGTCAGTTTCTTTGATGTTTTCTTAGGGGACTTTTTGTCCCAAAATGCCACCTTTTTCACCACTTCACCTTGTCTGCCCAGTACGCTGCAGACATCTTGCCTTTGGCAATGTTCTTTGCGTGACGGGCTTTGAATGATGCTTGGCGCTTTGTAGGCTTCTTATCGCCTGTTACGCCTTGCTGACCGAATCTGATTGTCTTGACTTGACTTCCTTCTTTGGCAACGACGACGTGACTCTTAGTTGGGTGAGAAGGCGTACGCTTGGGTTTGTTGAAGCCCGCAACGCCAGCACGTGCAAGACGCGGATCACGCTTTATCTTTCTTTCCATACTCTCCATACTTTCCGAGCACTGCTCTTACTGTGCCGTTCTTGTTGAGTCTGACAACCATTCCGTCTTTGATAATAACAGAGTTGAACTTCTCGCGTCGGCGGTATTGACCCGACGACATTACTTCTTCTTTTTCTTAGCCTTGCCAGCCTCTGATAGAGCAATAGCAATGGCTTGTTTGCGGGACTTGACTACTGGTCCCTTCTTGCCTGAGTGAAGAGTTCCACCCTTGAACTCACGCATAACCTTTTCAACCTTCTTAGCGGCGGCTTTTTTTTTCATTTCTTCTTGATGACTTTCTTTACCGCTACGGCTGGCTTCTTTGCAGGAGCCTTTTTCATACCGTACTCAACTCGTCCTGCAGCATATTTCTTCTTAAGAGCTGCAATATCTTTTTTAAGATTCTTCTTATCTTGTGGAGTTTCTACTGTATCAATAAGCCAAGATAGGCTGTTCTCATAGTCCAACTTGGACATTCTACGTACGTTGGCCATTACTTAGATCCCATCTTCTTCTTCATTCCTGATACTTTCTTCAAGCGTGGGTTTGCCTTGACTGCCTTCTTGCTGGCTTTGCGAGCACCAGCCGCAAGGATTGCACCAGCGCGTTCCATCCCAACACCCTGCTTTGCGGCAATTTTCTTTTGAACCGCTTTGAATCCTGGATGTTTTCCCTTAGCGCTGCCGTATTCTTTCTTACGTTCTTTAGCGCCTTCCATTGCTTCGTGCTTGGCAGAATGTTTTTTCATTACTTCTGCCCCTTCACATAGGCTCCGTTAGCACCACGTTGCAAGTCTTCGTATGACATAAATGGCTTGTCGTTTACTCCTGCTGGATACTCTGTATACCAACCTGGATGTAATTTAGGATCATACTTATTGTTCTGTAAATTTGGGTCTTGTTCTTTTGGCATTGTTACTCCTTGAAGGTAAGTGTGTTTCCATCGAATGCTTTGCCAGATTCGTTGGAAAGTCTGAGCGCTGCATCTATATCTTTTTGCTTGGTAGATATTGGCTCCACTCCCTGCTTCACAGCCGAGTAGTAGGAATCCAATTCTTTGTTGTCTTTCTTTTCTCTGTCTTTATCCCAGCCTTGCCGAGTAGGGAAGCACCCTGCAAATGCAAAGTTTGCTGCTTGCAGACAGTCAGAGTATGAGTCGTGGTCTTGGGTCTTGCACCCAGATCGACAGTTGGGATTCTTAGTCATAGTTATGCGATTGGCTCCAAGTAGTCAGAATATCCTGCATCAATCAGAATCTGTGCTTCTGCTTGGGTAAGAATATATTCGTGTCCACCCATATAGTAGGCATCTGCATCTTCTAAATCATTTTGATATGGAGTCTGAACTTCAGTCACAGTAGTTCCATTGACAATCAAAGTGTAGGCACGTGGTACATCAGTGATGAATGGATTGATAGGACCAGTCAATGTTCCACCAGTAATTCTTCTGGCAGCAAGACGTGAGTACTTATCATAGGTTCCATACTGAGCGCCCCAGGTTTCCCAGCGCCAAGGAGTTGTGAGTCTGTAGTTCATTACTTCCTTTCGTAGCGAACTTACCGTTAGGCAGAGTTTCAAGGCTCTGCCTAACAGTCAATCAACTATGAGATTGAAGATGCTGTCTCAATGCGGTATAGAGCCGCTTCACGGAGACGAGCAAAGCCACCGAAGTAGTACCAACCGATGGTGCGGAAACGACGGAGTGCGTCGATTTCTGGACCAATGACGGTTGAAATATCGGCTGCTTGCGCTTCAGCAAGCGCTTCACGTCCAGCAACAACTGCCTTGTAGAGAGTTACTGCAGGAGATGCACCGTTAGATGCTGAGAGAACACGTGGTGTCTCTACAACGTAAGCACCTTCGATAACGCCGACGGAGCCAGCGACGAATGGTGTACGGTCAACGTACTTGGTGAGTTCCTGGAATCCACCAGTTCCCGCTTCAGCGCGGAGATCCGCAGACTGACGTGGGTGGACGTATGCAGCATAAAGTTCGCCGATACGAGGAACAGCCTTGTTTGTGCGGAGTTGTGTGACAGCCTCACGGATGTCTGCAACTGCGAGTGTGCCAGAGGCGGTTACGCCTGATGCACCTGTTGCTGTACCACCGTAGATTACGTTGGTTCCGCCAGTGAGAACGTTTGCTACAACTACGTCGATAGAATCGGCAGCGTTGTAAGCGATAACGTCTGCAAGAGCAGCGTCAACGTCGTTGAACGATGTGAGGTTCAACTTCTTGGTGGTTGTTACTGCGTTACCGTATTCATTGAGGGTAACAGTAACTTGAGATGGGTTACCAAATGCAACTGAGGAAACGTCTGAGGATTCTGTCAAAGTACCAGTCTGTGTTTGTAGATCTGAGTAGATGGAGAATACAACTGACGAACCTGGCATAGCCTGTTGCACTGGCTTTACGTCTGCCAACGCACGCATCACAGGGATGGAGCGAAGGGCCATACGTACATACTGGTCATATGCTGTTTTTACGAGCGACGTAATGTCGGAGGTCGTAGTCAGCGTACCTGTAGGTAATGCCACTTTAGTGCCTTTCGGATAGGTTCGGAATTAGAGTCCAGACGACCTAATGATTTCATCCAGTTCTTCCTTGCTGTTGGCATTCATCAAGCGACGGTGAATATCTGCTTGGAACTCAGGAGTTGCTCCTGTTTCCACAGCATTAGTCATACGCTGATAAGCCTTGGCTTGGGCTGGGTCTACATTCGGTGTTGCCTGGGTTTCGGCTTGTTGGTATCCGAATACATCGGAATAATCCTCAAGCCATTTAGATACAGACTCTTCAGTTGGGTCTATATCCTGTGGGATAAATGAAGCAATCTTCGTGTTTACCCCGCGACTAGATAGAGCGTCCTTAATTGCTCGGTCACGGTTTGCTTTCGCAAGGTTTTCATACTGAGCTTTTAATTCAGCAAGTTCCTTGTCTTTTTGCTTTGTTGCTTTACGCAACTGTTTGACCAGATCTCCACCATCATTGGTGTCTAGGTCGTCATCTTCGTAGTCGTAGTTGGACATAGGTCCTTCTCCCTTATTAGTTGGTTTCGCAGGCCTCATATAGAACTGGGGATTTTCTATATGGCTCCTACTGCTGGTTTTGATATCTCTCTAACGGACCAGTTGTCCCGTTAGCAGGTCTAGAATTGGCCTGCTCGTTCGCGGCCTAGTGCGCCACCAGAAACTCCTGCAGAGCCACCAAATTGGGCTTGCTCTAGTTCAGATAGTTTGCGGCGCTTTGCTGCTGCTTCAGCAGCTCCTGGGGTTCCAAATACTTCTGCTTCTGCAGCGGTTTGAGTAAATGGACCCATACCTTGTTTAGCGTAAATGTCACCAAGTGTTGTTGCTCGTGGTAGATAACCAGCGATTGTCTGGAATCCCTGACGTGCTGATTCTCCAGTAACACCATATCGCTGTAATTCTTCTGCTCTACTAAGACCAGTAGCAAGACCAGCCTGAGTAGCGGCTCCGCCAATTTCAGCAGCAGTTACTTTACGCTTAATGTTTTCAATAGCCTTTGATGGATCTAAAGCATAGGCAAGAATATCGCCATCGCTAATCTCTGGATAGAATGAACGTAAAGTCTGCGATACTTCTGGAGCAGCATTGATAACTCTGTTATACGCTGTCTGGATTCTGTCTTCTAATTCAGTTGCTGATACATCGCCAGCAATAAACTTTTCGAATCCTTCTTGACGACCTAAATCTCCACGCTTGTAATAAGACTCTGGAAGTCCATAGCGTTTCATAACATCTTGGTATTGATCCTCAAGAGTAATATACTCAGCTTCAGATAAAGCGCGAAGACCAGCCTTGATACGTTGCTCATTAGCGGCAAAGCGTTTTTTGTAAGAATCAGTTTCACGTAAGCGAAGAGTAAATTCAGATGGTGATATACCTGTTTCTATAAGGCCTTTCAATGGCTCAACTAAAGAACCTAATCCATAATTAGCAAATTGTTGATAAAGCAAATCATAGGCAGATTTACGTTCTGTATAACCAGCCGATCCAGGTCCATACTTTATTGTTACACTAGATGGACTACTTACTACAGTTGAGCCACTTGTAGATACAGTTCCTGAACCTGGAACCCCTCCGAAAAAACCTGACACACCGCCAGCACTTGCAGGTTGCCCATAGGAAACATTCATACCAGAACTGATTCCCATATTTCTTGCTTGTTCTGCAGTTATGGTTGGATCAATAGCAACTCCACCACGAGCAGAACCACCTTCTCCTTGACGAAGAATAATCTCGCCAGACTTAGGATCGATAGCATAACCAGTAGTTCTCTGAGCAGCAATATCGTTAGGGCTAGTATCCTTTAGTTTTCTTGCAGTTCCATCTGGATTATATCCAACAAGAGCACCACGAACATTTTCTGGCAAAGCATCAAATGAACCAGTAATAATCCAAGGAATAACCGTTTCGCCTTTTGCGCCAACAGCACCACTCGTCATAGTAGTAGTTGCTTTGGTTGGGTCAAACTCAACTCCAGGACCACGATTTACTGGTCCACCCATACGTAAAGGATCTTGTTCGTCAGCCATTATTACCCCTGGAATCCGAAGTTACGAAGAACAGTTAGTGCAGCATTTGATACATCTTCACGAGCATTATTTGTGTACTGCCAACGTGGATCCTTACGGAGCGAACGTTGGTAATCATAAATAGTCATTTCACCTTGGCCTGTAATGGCAGAGCGAAGAACTGGATCATCTAGTCGAATAGTCTCTGGGTTAATCTCTAAAGTACTTGCCATAATGTTTTTATATGGACTATACACTGTATCTAAATCAACACCTTCATCAAGTAGTTTTGCCACGTTTTGTGGCATACCAATCTTGGCAGTCTGGCGAATAAGGTTCTTGAAAGTTTCTGGAGATTCGCCTTGTAGTACTCGTTCAACCCAACCATCTAGTTGACCACCGAACTGCTTATCAAGGTCAATACCATTAGCTGCTGCAGTGCCTCTTAAGTCAATTACAGTAGTTCCAGCCTTACCACCAAATGCTTTACCAGGTTGGTAGTTAAACTTGGCGCGAATAAGTTTCTCAATAGCAGGACTTGCTGGCGATAAACCTAGGGCTACTGATGTGCTTAGAACATCTTCAATGTCAGTCTCTGATAAATCTACGCCAAGTTCAACAGCCTTATCAATAATGTATTGGCGATTGTTGACACCCTGGCCTTTTCTTGAACCCTTTGTACGTGGGTCTTTGTTGAGAAGTTGCTCAAATTGAGTAAAAGACATTCCGCCTTTTTCAGTAAAGGCTTTTTTGAGCAGTGGATCATTGATGTCAATAGTTGATTCATCAACATCAAAGTAATCTGCCATACGGCTGATGTAATTGCCGTAAATATCCTTAAGGCTTTGACCAGTCTTGAGAAGTGACTGTACAAATGCTGGTTGGTTTTCAGCAGCAGCGCTGCGAATGATTCCTTCAAAGTTTGTAAGTGGTACACCAGAGTTAATATCATTAAGCCAACCATCAATCTGACCTTTGAATCGTGGGTCAGTTTCGATGTTAATACCATTATTGATACCAAGTTTGAATAACTTTTCATAGTTATCTGCAGCTTCGCCCTTATATTGACCTTCTGTAGGGCCTACTTTAATCTTCTTGTTGATGAACTTAGACAGTAGAACAGGGTCTTGATCCTGATTTGTGTCATAGGCTTCTTGTGCAATTTGCTGAAGGGTTGCTTCATCAACTGTTGCTCCAGCAAGGTCTGCCTCTGATTTGATTCTGGCTTTAAGACCAGCAATATCAATTCCATACGCAGTTGTTGACTGCAGAGCAGCGATGGCTGAGGCATTATCTCCAGCATCTTTTATTGCTGCTTCATATTCACGTTTATTTTGTTCTTTAGCGCGAACCTTGGGATCAAGTGTTGACAATCTCTTGATTTCAGGACCAAAGGTTGGGTCTTTAGAAAGTTCTGTGGTAAGCCATTGGTCTTCATCAAGACCACCAACTGTTGTCTGTGTAGCCTTGGTTCCAGCCTTCTTATAGGTCTGGCGAGCAGCGTTTTCTTTTTGGGCAGCAATAAGTTTCTTGCCCCAGGTCTTAAGTTCAGCACTGGTAGGACTGCGATCTAATAACTTTTGGAATATATCGCTGACTTTGGCATCTGCTTGGGTCTGGCTATAGATACTTGGGTAGGAGACATCGGTTGCTTTTTTGGACGCAGTTGTTGATTTGCCATCAGAAGCAGCCTCTAAAGCAGTAATTTCTGCTTCGGTTTTGCCTTGTGCTCTAAGTAACTTTTTGTAATCTTCTGTAAATGGCATTACTTAGTCTCCCGCTTCGGTGTCAAGTACTTGTCATACACAAGGTCTTGCGACAAGAACCTGTCATATATGTAAGCAAATCCCAATTTGTCATCTTCCTTTAGTTTATTTACCATAGTGTCATACATAATTCGAACATCGGCATTTTTCTTTGCATCGATAGACTTAGCAGGACGACTTAAAAGTTCCTGTGCAATAACACGACGTAAATCCATATAGGCAGAAACTGATTTCCACGTAGGATTTTTTTTGTTTTCACTCATAAACTTTTTATCATCTAGAACTCTTCCAAGCCCAAGAATAATTCGGTTAGTTTTTGAGCCATCAGAATCTAGGTAATCATCGTACCAGGCAGTCTGTTCATATTGACCAGTCTTAGGATTGATAACAGGATTACCATTAGCATCTTTCTTGACCGCTAATTTTTGGATTTCTGCTTCTTTGGTAGCCTTAAGATCCTCAGCACCTTTTTGAGTGATTGAGGTCAATCCACGTGCTTGAAGTTCATTATCCAAAATATCCATAAACTGGTTATATTGAATCCAACCTTTTTCAGCCTCTGTTTTCTTAAGAGCAGTTGCTGGCTCTTGAGAACCTAGGAATCTGGTAGAACTGGCAGGTGATATCTTCTTCTTGTAAAGATATTCGTAAGCAGCCTGTGAGAACTCATATCCTTGGAAGTCATTAGTAATGGTAGAAATCAACCTAGGTTCAATAGTTGATAGTTCAGTTACTAAATCAGGATACTTCTTGATTCTTTGTACCGCATTGACAGATGATTGTACGGCAGTTGGGTTATAGGAAAGAGTAGTAGTAAAATCAAAGAAGTCTGGATAGTCCTTAAAGAACTTTGCATCTGCATCGATTCCGTAAATTCTGCGATATTCACGAGACTTGTCCATATAGAACTTATATGGGCTGTCGAATCGTGGGGCAAACGGCATAATTAAGTTTGCAGCAACACGCATATTCCAATAATCTTTGGTTTGACGTAGAATTTTAGCCGAACTTACAGGTGGCAATCCATTACGCTTTGCCTTCATCTGCTCTGTATTCCAGATTAACTGATAAGTACGAGCAAACTGAGCATCTTCTAGTTCGTCAGAACGAATCTGATATTTCTGTACCCAGGCAGGTAGGAATCCAGATGCAGCGTCCTTGGGAAATCCATATGGGAAAGCCCATTTCAAGGATTCTCTGATATCTGGCTTTTCCTTAGTCAACTCTGCAACAGGCACTGCTACATATGGTCCGACTGGGAAAATATCTGAGAAGAAGTTTGGATTGCCCTTGCTGTAAAGGATATCCAAACCACCCTGGAATAGGATATCTAGTGATCCTTTTGGAATACCCATTTCGGTTAAAGAATCTAGACCCTTAATCTTAGTTAAACCCTTTGGAAGTCCGAGCCAGATGATGTCATTTCCAGAAGTCTGTCCTGAAGGAACCTGATTGCCTTCAAAGTCTGTGACTAAACCAGCGTTATTTGGTGCATTCCAAACCATATATCCACGATTAACAATAGCAGGGTTGGCTACTGCAAGTTTAAGCCAAGTCTTATAGGCATTTTCTTGAGCTGAGAAGAATGGGTTTACATACTTCATAACTGCTGCAAGGTTTGTCTTGCGCTCAATATTAAATAGGATACCTTTCATCTCACGCAAAGCAATTTTGTGAGACTCATTCATCAACTTTTGTTGTTCTTCTACAGTAAGACGTTCTTTTTTGAGTCCAGTTGCTATGTCAAGACGACGAGCGGCCTCACGGCGGTATAGATAAATATAAAGTGGGTTACGCGCCCAAGTGTCTTCTGGCAAAGTTCCTAATAATTTAAAAAGACTATTGACTATTCCACGACTTTGGATTCTAGAGACATTAAATAGATTCTCTTCTAGTACGTGTCCGTGAATTAGTGGTAGTTCTGTTGGGTCTTTGAAGGCTGCACGTAGGTCTTCTGCTGTAACTTCGCGTAGTTTTGGACGTAGACCTGATTGAGCAGGTAGGTATTGATCCAAAAAGCCTGATGCCTTAGTCACATACTCTGCAGATTCGTCAGATTCAATGGCTAGACGTCGACGTAGGTCGCGTCCTTCGCCAGTATTGCGTAGCCATTTAGATATATCGTCAATACTTTCACCAGCAATAAGTTTCTGTATAACAGCAGAGTTACCAAACTGCTGACGCAAAACCTGCGCCCACTGCTCAAAGTATCCTGGGTCGGTTGGTTTAACAATACCAATGCCCTTAGATGATAATTTACGCATATAAAGGTCTGTATTTGTGTCAACCAAACGCTCAAATGAGTTACCAGATGAGGCAATACGGCGGAATATTTCGCCCAGTTCGCCACCAAAGGCATCAGGAAGAATATACTTTTGGCCGTCTGTTGTAACTACCTCATAAGAGCCAGTACCAATGCGGTCTTTAGGCTTCTTGGTTTTGCGTTTATTAAGAACTGAAGCATAATGATTGTAAACTGCACGCTTTTCTTCTTGAAGAAGTTTCTTTGTACTAAGTTCTCCAGCAAGGTCTAGGTCATCTGGGTACAGAGATGCCCGTGCTTCAAGACCAGCAATTTCTTCTTTTAGGCCGTTGAGGTCTTTAATGACATTTTCGCTGGCTTTTTGTACCTGACGTATATTCATACCAGAATCTACGGCGCGGTACTTGTCCACATAACGAGCTGGTACTGAAACGCTATTGTTAATAATGTTTTTTACACCAGGACCAACGTGGCGCAATGTGGCCATAGCACCTACGGCTGCAGCAATACGAAGTTGTGAATCGATAGCATTACGTTGAGTATAGCCAAGACGAAGCAATGCTCCAGCCTTAAACATATCCTGCAATACGTCTGCATAATGAAGACCAACATCTTTACCTGAAGATAAAGCAGAAAGGATTCCGGGATCTATTCTCTTTAGCAATCTATCAAGTAATTCAAAATCCATAATTGGCAGATAGTTAGCAGTCTGAGATTCAAAGAATGGAACTTTAAGTGTAGATTGTGGACCATCTACCATAAAACCCATATCGCGGATTGACTGCATAGCAGAAGTTCTAGCACCCTGATATCCATTATAGATTTTGCGAGCGGTATCTTCGTCTACGCCATATTTCTTGGTAATAGTTCTAAATCCAAAGTTTTCTAGTTGCATACCAGCAACAGAACGAGCCTCTGGAGAAGCAGCAGCCATATAATCATCTAGCAATTTCTTGCCTTGATCTGGAGTAATCTTTGCCAACTTCTCAAGAGTATTTACGTTAGCAAGAACTTCGCGGTATGAATCTGCATCATTAAAATCAATAATACCTGCAGGACGTTCTCCTGCAGCCCAAGTAATTTTTTGGTATAAACGATGGAATGGTGTTGGCTGATAAACCTCAATCTTTGGTGAGCCAACCTTTTTGTCATAAAACTTGACGGCACGAGACTTAGCAAAGAAGTCATCAACTCCTCTAGCCAAAGGACCAGTAGTGCGAGTAAGAACTCCACCAGGAACGTTAATGTCCATCATCTTTGCAAATGTTTGGTCTTTTTTAGCAAGAGCAGCATAGTTTGCCATTGCTTCTTCGATAACCGCTTTATCTTCGTTAAGGAATGGAATCATTCCAGTTCCGTCTGGAGCAGCAAACAGACTCCACTCTTGAGCAGCACCAATCTCACCACGAGCAACTTCAAGTGCATCGCTGATATCGCGTCTAGCAATCTTTAATTCATCAAGTGCTTTTGGATCACTCAAAGCAGAGCGAAGAATAAGGGCTGTGTCGTTAGCGTTATCAGAGTTTCCGAGTAAATGTGCCAGCAATCCAGGTTGTGACGATGAACGAACCATTGGATGGCTAATGGCATAAGCAGTATCGTTCTTAGTAAAATCATCTATTACTTTAGTAAAACGATTCTTCTCGCCATATTGAGCCTTGGTAATATCTTCTGCAGCACGAGCAACAGCGTCAGAGTTTCTTAGAACACCTGTTCCAAGTTGCGATGTACGCAATGCTCCAATGGCTTTACCACCAATAAGTGTTACGTCGCCAAAGAAAAGGCCTGCTAAGTCTGTACCGCCAGATAGTGCTTTACCCCAAGCACTCTTTTTAAATGCTGCATCACGTTCTTGTGGGTTATAGATATTGAACTTTGGATCATACGCACTGCGGAACATACCGACAAATGATTGACCAAGAGAAATATCTTGTGCTCCACCATAAGCCTTACGCCAGGTGTCTGGGTCAAAGTAATCCAAGAATTCAATACGACCAGCATTGAGGTCACCTTGAACCAAGTTAAATGTAGTAAGAGGTTCGCGGATATACTCTCGGTTAATGTTGTTAATGCGTTCTAGCGCAGGTGCAACATACGGAACCTTCATTACAGCGCCACCAGCAGAAGCCAACGGCTTTACAATATTTGGGCCTTCTTTTGCTGCAGCAGTTTTGAATGGTTGGATAAATCCATTATATTCATCTGCATTATTCCAAGGAGCCGTACCTACATCCCACGCAAAACGAGCGATACCTTTTGCAGAACCTACTAACTCTCCACCAAACTTAAATGCGTTTTTTGTGGCAGTAGTTGCTACATCACCAATTCTGTTCCATAGACTCACAGATTATCCCTTAACTGTCGGATGGTTCTGCGTGTTTCTGGTGAGGTATTTGGCAACGAGGAAATATACGCAAGTACTGGCATATATTGTCTAATAGTTGCTCTAAAATTTGTGTCGTCTTCTTGTTGTGGACCTGCACCCATAACTTCTGATCCAGCTCCAGGACCAATATCTACACCTGTTGTAATAGGTTCATCTGGGCGTTGAGTTGGAGCATATAATGGAGTCACGTCTGCTGCTTTACGAACAGCACTTGGTGCAGCACCGCGTACGTCTGGTGTCTTGGCAAGTGGAGCGCCAGCTTTAACATTAGCCATCTCAACACCTGCACCATACTCTGGTGACTGAAACTTTAATCCATCTGTTCTTGTGGAGAACTTGCCTGGACCTGCTGGGCCTGCGAGTGGACCTCTAGCCATTATTGTCCTCCATCTTCTCTAAATCTGATGTGAATTGTTCCCACACTTTGGAAACTTTTGTTTTTCTATTTGCGTTATACACTGCTAAATCTAATAATTCTGAAGTGAGCATCTCTATGGCTCTAACTATGTTTACTGCGAATCCTGATATGACTACTAAAAAATCGGCGAGAGTGATAGAACGCGGTACGTAATCTTTATCTTCGTCCACGCTCTATCCTCCCAAATAACACTAAGCCTTCTTGCCTTTGCGAGCTGCTGGAGCATAGCCAAATTTGACATCTGCCATTTTTGGTTTCTTGGTATCCATCTTGCCCTTTGTTGGCTGTTGCATTGGAGCCTTTTCACGACCACCTTTTTTCATATTACACCTCCCTTACCCTGCAATAGATGCGAGTAACGACGCTATATCTGGACGAGCGCCAGCAGCAGGGGCCGCACCCATTTGTTCTGGAGTTGGCTGCGAGGCAGGAACGGGGGCCGAACCTGCTGCTGGAACTTGACCGCCCATCATTTCTGGTGGGACCTGTTGTGGAGGTTGTTCTGGTGTAAACACCTTCTCCACAATGCTCTCTAGTGCTAAACCTTTTTGACGACCTTTGATTACTTCGGCGATTCGGGAAACGATTTGAGAAGGATCTTGACCTTGTGCTGCAAGCGTAGGAATAGCCTGGGCGTACTGAGCAACAGCAACACGCAAAGAATCACGCATCTCTTCAATATCCACACGCTGTTCTTCTTGAGTGACATTGAGTTCCATCGGTATCTCGCGACGTACATAGTCGCGGCTTACAAGTTTGTCGCTACGCATCTGTAGCAAAGCAACAATGGCATTGTTTGGATTCATACCAGACATAATGCCGTAACGAACATCTACTCCATACTCACCAGCAATAGCCTTGCTTGGGATGTACTTCATATTGAACGGTGTTCCGTCATCTACGCCCTTGATTTCTTTGGTCATAGATCCGAAAATCTTCTCGTCTACCTCAAAGCAGATGGAAACAAGTTCAGTAAAGAGGCGTGCAAACTGTGCTTGTGCTGCACGAACCTGAGTATCAAAGCCAGCTTGAAGTGCCTGAACTCCACGACCTGTGATAACCGAAGCATCAACGTTACCGCTACGTACTTCTGGGTAACGAGCACCAAGACGAAGTTCACGCTCTAGAACGCCAGATTCTGTAAAGACTCCAGGAGGAAGTTCTAGCGGTACACGCCGAATTGCTTGTGGGTTAGCAGAGCGCATAATGGAATCAGGACCAAGTGCGAGTTCTTGGACATCCTGCGGAATAGCAATCGGTGCTTGAATGGATTTCTCTGCTGCTTGAATTTGAAGCACAGCAAAGCGAGCACGTGCTAGTTGTACCGCTAAAATATCATCAAACTGACCGCGTGCTTCGCCATCAAGAGATGAACGAACAGCAACACGAGCCAAGCATTTGCCAACAGGATTTGGAATGTTGGATAGAACGAGGTTATTGCGTTCTGGAATGAAAATGAGATCTTGGTCTTTGTCGTGGTAACGAACCATTGTGACTGCTTGTGCGCCAGATGCCAATGGCATACGTGGCATAATCTGTGAAGCAAACTCTGGATACTGCGCTGATAAAGTTTCAGCATCGGTAATAGTTACCTGAGTGATAGAGATACAACGACCGAATCTGTCAATCTCTGGATAGACACCAAACGGATTAAGCAAGCGGATACGAGGATTGTTGTTCTCGTAATCCATCTCTACCATTGCTGGCAGCATTCCGTAGGTATTAAACCAGTCAGCGCCGTTGTACATTTGAATTTGTAGCTCAGAACCTGAGACGTAGTAATTGGCAATACGAGTTCTGGTGTCTGCAGCCTTACGTGCATTGTCTGAAACCATATTGGTAGCAGCGCAGTTGAATGAAGGAAGCGGCGCCATAACCTCAGCAAGGTCACGAGCTGCAACATCTACGAAGTTAGCAACCAAAGGCTTGGGGTATTCCTCAGAGAACATCGCAGGATAGACCTTGCTGATGTCTCCTTGACGTACTGATAGCACGTCACGCATACGTTGATCTCTAGCAGCATAGCGGGTCTGTAAACGCGCTACCTTAGAAATCACATCCTTGGTTGATAACATTTGTCCCTACCTAAAACTCTCTGATTTTTCTTATAGAGGCTGGCTTTTTATTTTTAGTTGGTTTTTCAACTATGTTGTACGTACGAGGATAGTCACGGTACTTTCCAGATTTGAACTTTCCTTGCTTTACTTTACCTGCAGTAGTACCTACTTCACCTTTTTTTACAGCAGTGCCAACTTCTTTGACTTGCTTGGCAAGGTCTTTGCGACTTGCCTTGCTTCCTTTAGAGATGACTACGTTGTTGACGGCAGTAGCAATATCTCGTGCCTCACGCTTGGTAATACCAAAGCGTTCTGCAATCTGAGCCATATCCATAGCGGACTTAGAACTTTTCTTTGCTGGCATATTTACTTCTTCTTAATTTTCTTTGGCGGGTTTTTTTTGGTTGGTTTTGTATAACCCATACCAGGCATAATTACATCGTAGTCTGGTGGAACTGAACCTTTTTTATTTTTAGATGGAAGACTCTTGCCTTTGCTAATTGCAGTATCTAAAGCGTTCATCTTCTTTGTATTTTTCAAACTAGATTTTGTTGCTTGTATTCCAGAAATCTTTTTTGCCATAATTATCTCCTTAGATGAACTGTCTGTCTTTTTCTGCAAGGAGTTCATCTATGTTGATGACCTTGCGCTTGCCTCGCTCAAAGCGGGACAAGAATGGATTCTTCATATGATGCGTTGTGTGAATACCTTGGTTGAGCCATTCACGCGCTTTAATCTCACAGAACCAAAGAGCCATCACCATATCGGTCTTACCTTTAGTAGTAGGTGACCAAGTAATTAACTGCTCAATCAAAGACTTAATGTTCTCAGTTTGGTCAGATGGCAGGTGCATCAGGTTATCGCGATGATGCTTTCCATCAGGTTGCTTAGTACCAAACAAGGTGGACATAGAAGCCACACCAAAGCCTGCATCCCACTTGTTATTACCAGTGTGGTGCTCTCTTAGGATAGTTCCTTTGGATGCAAGGAACTGCCTAATTCCTTCATCTTGCGTGAGAAAGGATTGAAAGGCATTACGCTCCACGACCCATTCCGCAGGTGTATATACGTTAGTCCAATCGGTAATGAGTTGCCTGATTTGTGCAGGCGTAGGACGCGTAATCTTGATAGCGTCAACAATGTAGCGCTTATGAGAGATCCGATCAACTGCATAACAAATCGCCGCTGTGTCTCCGACCATCGCTGGGTCAAGTCCACAAACAATACTGAAACCGTTGAGGTCTCTGGGATGACCTGGACTGCCAGGCACCAATCGACCTGCTTTTCGCATTCCATCGATGGAACCTTTCACGCAGACTGGATCAAAGATTGCATCATCAGATATATCTTGCTGCTGATAAATCAAGGCCCACGTAGATGCGTCCATAGCCTGACGCTCGTTGTAAAGGTTGCGCCCATTCCATCTAGGCCACAAACCTTCTTCTGTCTTCTGCTCTTCAGGTTGACCATCAAATGGTTGGTCTGAGAAAGGCCAGAGAGTAACCCAGTTATCAGGGTTCTCATTAGGCTCTAGTAAAGCTGGCATAGCCAAATATGTCCACGGAACTAATCCACCAGGATAACGGTCTTGGCTTCGTAATTCCTTGTAAAGGTCAACGGCTGCAACGCGGGTACCGATAACGATGAGCTTGCCTGTCGGATTGAGACGGCTTCGTACATCTTGGGTAAGCCACTTGATTTGTCGTTCAAAGTCATTTGCGTTGCTCAGTGTTACAGCATCGTCAATAAGAATCATATCGGCACGCTTACCGTAAATCTGACCGCCGATACCAACTGCCTCGATATTCGGGTCCTTCTCAGATGACTCACGGAGTTCATCACCGAAGGTAACGCGGGTAGCCTGCCAGGAGGCTGTCTTGGATTTGAACCCAACCCCAGCGGCATATGCCTGCTGTAGTTCTTCGTACATTGGATGCGTCAGTCGCTGCTTGATAGCATAAAGGAAGTCTGCGGCTAGACGCTGGGTTTGGGAAACTATGAGAACTC